AAGGCGTAAGAAGTACGAATACCGTGTTGTTGCCACAGATGATTTTAACAACAAACGGAACGAACTAATTAAGACTGCTGAGTTATTCAGTGGTATACCTTGGCCTATGTTAGTTGAACCAGATGACTGGGGATACAATGAAGAGGGTAACATAATTTATGGAGGTTATCTTACTAATCGTATGATGAAGGGTCACGAATTAACTAGACGTGGCAACCCCACCATTAAACACGGGGACACCCCTTTAGCTTTTATTAACAAGCTACAGAAGGTAAAATACCGTGTGAACTCTCATGTTCTACAGACTGCCGAGTATTTGAAAGAGAAGGAAAGGGTAGTAGGGAAGTTCATTCCAATTTCCCCAGCGTTTAAACCTCCTCGTCCTCCTGATGCAGAGGAAGATGCGAAGAAGAACTTGTCATGGCGAAGAGCTATGGCAGAAGCACACACAGCTGATCGTATTAATTTTAAGAGATCAGTCAGAACAAGAACACAATTAGAGGCAGCCGAAAAGTTTAAAGATGACGAGTTTTACTTATGTTGGTCATTTGACTATCGTGGTAGAACCTACCCCATACAAGCTTTTCTTACACCACAAGATACAGATTTTGGTAAATCATTATTACGGTTTGCTGATGAGTCTCCAGTTACAGAGACAGCTGACACATGGTTAGCTTTCCAAGTAGCCACAACCTTCGGGCTTGATAAAGCTCCGATAATCGAGCGGTTACAATGGGTTGATCGTAACAGAGACTTAATCACAAGGATTGCAATAGATCCGATATTACATCTCTCAGACTGGGAGAATGTAGAAGAACCTTGGCAGTTTATGGCTGCCTGTCATGAGTATTATCATTGCTGTATAACTTGTGATAAACATACTACTGGTCTTATGGTAGCTGTAGATGCTACATGTAGTGGTCTACAAATACTAGCTGGTCTTGCTAAAGATCAGAGTACAGCTGAGTTAGTCAATGTCGTTCCGTCTAAACAACCGAGCGATGCTTACAAGGCTGTAGCAGAGAAGGCTAAAGAGTTCCTACCGAGTTACATGCACCCTTGGATGACTCGTTCCGTGTGCAAACGCACAGTGATGACGATTCCCTATAATGCTACTAAGGATAGTAGTCGTAAGTATATACGTGAAGCGTTGAAAGAAGCTAACATAGAAGTTCAGCAAGATGAATTGACTCAGATAGTAAACGCTGTCTACAATTCTATGGACTGTATTGTCCCTGGACCTATGAAAGTTATGCGTTGGATAAAGAAAAGTGTAGGAGAATACATAAGAAATGGTGGTAAGTATATAGAGTGGGAGACTCCCTCTGGTTTCATAGTTAATCAGAAACGTGATGTCATAGAGACAGAGCGGATGGAGTTACAACTATTAGGTCGTACTAGCGTACGCATCCCTAATGGTAAGCAAACACCCTGCCCTAAACGTCACCGTTCTAGTACAGCTCCAAACTTTATTCATTCTATTGATGCAGCAATTCTTCACAGATCTTTTACTCAATTCGATGAACCATTCACAGTTATCCATGATTCTGTTTTATGCAGAGCAGGGGACATGGGAACACTCAATCAACTTGTGCGAGAAACCTACTCCAATATCTTTACAGAAGATTGTTGGCTCACAAAGTTCGCACAAACCGTCAACGCCTCTGAACCACCACCGATTGTTGGAACACTTAACCCAGAGGTAGTATCCAATTCCATTTATTTTTTCTGTTAAATGCAAACACACGTCACCAAACAACCCGTTCTATTAGAAGGCTTCCAAGCTATCCTTAAACCTGGGGAGTGGGGCTATAAGCTCTCAGTCCTCATGAAGGATGACATTGTCAAAGAGTTGGAAGACGAAAGAGAATCGGCATTAGAATGGGCTAAGTCCAAAGCTAAGAATCCCAAGAGAGTTTCTATTAAACCAGAGCCTTGGGAAGAAGTTGAGACACAGCCTGGAATGTACCAAGTTAAGTTCAGCTGGAGAGATGGAGACAAGTTCATCCCAGTTGTTGTTGACACTGAAGGTACACAGATAACAGACAAAGAGACACCAATATATAATGGAAGTAAAGTAAAGATAGCTTTCTTCCAAAAACCATACGTCCTACCTACAGGAGACATTGGCACATCATTAAAGCTAAAGGCTATCCAAGTTGTTAGTCTTAATAGCGGAGCTGGTATTGTCGATGACGGAGATCTTACAGCTGAAGATGCTGCCAAGTTATTTGGTGCTTCAACAGGTTTCAAGGTTGATGCTCCTAACGTAGATGCTACACCTAGTAGTGTCGAGGAGGATGATGACTTCTAATGAGAAGTAGATTAGAAGAAAACATAGCTGAAGAGTTTGACAAGCTGGGTATTCAATATACCTATGAACGTGACAAACTCAAGTACGTTATAGAAGCAAATTACATCCCTGATTTTAAAGTTGGGGATGTTTATTTAGAAGCTAAGGGTTATTTCCCACCAGATCAGAGACGTAAGATGAAAGCTGTAAAGAAAGCTAATCCAAATCTCGACATTAGAATTATATTTCAAAATCCGCTAAACACAATATCCAAACGCTCCAAAACATCCTATGCGATGTGGGCTGAGAAGAATGGATTTCCTTGGTGTACATACTATGCAATCCCCACAAGTTGGCTCAGATGAATCAGAGTTCCTTTATCACGCACCTTGTAACAGATGTGGGTCTTCCGATGGTAACAGCGTTTACTCTGACGGACACACTTATTGTTTTGTGTGTAACCATTATGAATCTGGAGGAGAACCAGACCACCATCATCACTGCGAGACCAAACCTATGATTAAAGGTTTACCTGTTTCCTTAAAAAAACGCAAAATATCCGAAGAACATTGTCGAAAGTATAGGATACATAAAGACGGAGACGTACTTAGGTTCCATTACTTTACCAAAACTGGTCAAGTTTGTGCTGCTAAAGTAAAAACAAAGGACAAAGATTTCTACTGGGACGGTAAGAATACCGATAACCAGCTATTCGGACAACACCTTTTTCCAGATAAAGGTACACGCCTTACAATATATGAAGGCGAACTTGATGCAGTATCTGGATATTCTGCATTACCTACATGGCCTCATGTTTCATTACCAAATGGAGCAGCTGGGGCTAAGAAAGACTTACAAAAGGTACTTGATTTAATTCAAGGCTATGAAGAAATAGTCTTATTCTTTGATAATGACGAGGCTGGAATTAAAGCCACAGAAGAATGTGCTCAACTATTTCCCGCAGGTAAGGTCAAGATAGCAAGATTAGAGAAGTACAAAGATGCTTCTGATGCCTGTCAAGCAGGTGAACTCGAAGCTATCAGACGAGCTATCTGGGATGCAAAGACTTACAGACCAGACGGCATTGTTGATGCCAAGTCATTACTAGAGAAAATTTGTACACCTTCACCACCCGCTGACCATGAGTATCCATTTCGAGGACTTAACGATAGACTACACGGCATTAGATATGGCGAGCTTATCACGATTACTGCTGGAAGTGGTATCGGCAAATCATCGTTTTGTCGAGAGCTTGCAGTACACCTCCTCGATAGAGGGGAGAGAGTCGGTTACCTTGCACTTGAAGAATCCAACCAAAGAACCGCTTTAGGTTTAATGTCTGCTAGTGTTGGTCAAGCCTTACATTTAGGAGAACATACTAAAGATGAACTCGAACACGCCTACAACAGTACTATTGCTAATTGGAATCTTTTCCTCTTCGATGGCTTTGGCAGCTATGACCCTGATACGATCTATTCACGCATCGAATACCTTGCCTGTGGATTGGAGTGTCGTATTATATTCCTCGACCACCTCAGTATATTGCTGAGTGGGTTAGAGGGTGATGAAAGACGTATGATTGACCAAACAATGACCAAATTACGATCACTTGTTGAACGTACAGGTATTGCGTTATTTTTGGTATCACATTTAAGACGAACACAAAATGACAAGAACCACGAAGAAGGAGCCCGTATTACGCTTGGACAACTGCGAGGAAGTGCTGCGATTGCACAACTTAGTGACGGAGTTATTGCCCTTGAGAGAGATCAACAAGACACAAGTAAACAAGCTGTTACTACGGTTAGAATTATCAAGAATAGATATTCTGGAGAGTGTGGTGTCGCTACACAACTCTCGTACAATTTAGACACCTGTTCATTCACCGAAAATGAAATTAAGACCGAAGACTTCGACCCCGCAACGGACTTCGATTAATCTGGCATATGATATAGAGACAGATGGACTTGATTGTGACAACATACATTGTATTGTTACACAAGACTTAGATACTGGTTTAGTAACTGAGTATAACGATCAAGCAACACCAAACTATAGCGTAGTCAATGCAGTTAATGATTTAGAAATTGCTAATAATATCATTTCACACAATGGTATTATGTTTGACATACCACAGATTAAAAAGCATTACCCATTTTTTAAGGGTAAAGCTAAACACTGGGACACACTTATCCTCAGTAGATTCTACCACCCGAACATATTAGAGACAGACCTAAGACGTAAATGGACAATGATGCCAGCACGTTTATACGGTTCACATAGCCTAGAAGCCTACGGGTATAGGTTAAAATGTCACAAAGCTGACTTTGGCAAGACTACTGATTGGAAAGAGTGGTCACAGGAAATGCAAGATTATTGTAAACAAGACGTTGCCATTTTAGTAAAACTATGGAACCATTTCCAGAAATTCCTCAAGCAGTGATTCTCGAACACGAGATTGCACTGATGATGTCACACCAAAAGGTGACAGGCTGGCCATTTGATGTAAAGAAAGCACAACAACTAGAGAATACACTACTAACTAGACTCGAACACCTACGAAATGAGTCGATGAAGTTATGTTGGTGTGTACCTGGAAATCTATTTACACCAAGGCGAGACAACAAAACACAAGGCTACATAGCTGGAGCAGAGATGCAAAGGTTAAAGGAGTTTAATCCTAGTAGCAGAGAACATATAGCTTGGTGGTTCCGAACGTTTCAAGGTTGGAAACCAAACAAGTTCACACCTACTGGTAAGGCGGTCATTGATGAGACCGTACTGAAAGAGATAGGTACAAAAGAGGCATTAGTATTCCTTGAGATTCTGATTACACAAAAGAAGCTCGGAATGTTGTCGCAAGGCACTAATGCGTGGTTGAAACTGGTCAAGGATGGCAGGGTTCACCACTCTTGCTTTATCGGTGCAGTTACGCATCGAATGGCACATTCACACCCGAATCTTGCTCAAGTAAGTTCGGATAAGGATTGCCGTGAATTATTTATTACTAACCCAAACTGGAAGCTTATTGATAGCGATTTAGCTGGGATAGAACTAAGATTATTTGCTCACTACTTAGCCCGCTATGATGGTGGACGGTATGCAAAGATCTTATTAGAACAAGATATTCACCAAGTTAATGCAGACAAAATTGGAATCTCTCGCAGACAAGTCAAGACAATTACTTATTGTTTCTTGTACGGAGGGGGCAATCAGAAACTTGGATTATCTTATGACAATATGCTCTCCCTCGAAAAAGCGAAGAAAAAAGGGGCAGAAATTAGGCGAGCTTATATGGATGCTATTCCAGGCTTGGAGAGCCTTGTTGAAGATACTAAAAGAGTTGCTGAAAGAGGTAGCATACGTGCTATTGATAAACGCCAAATCCATGTTGACAAAGAACACAAAGCGTTAAATTGTCTCTTGCAAGGATCGGCAGCAGTCATCGCAAAGCGTTGGCTACTACTAACTGACCATAACATACACATGAGTAACATGCCGTATGAACGTTATGCTTTTATACATGACGAACAAGTGTTAGGGTCAGAACCTAAATATGCAAATGACATAGCTGAAATTTGTAAATTATCTGCATTACAAGCTGGAGAATATTACAACCTTAGACTACCCATTGAAGCCGATGCACAAATTGGCGTAAACTGGGCTGAAGTACACTGATGTTATTAATTGATTGCGACTTTATAGCTTATAAATCAGCACAAGTATGTGAAGAAGGTATAGATTTTGGTAACGATGTTATCGTTGCACAGTCTAACTTTAGTCAAGTACTAAGAGTGTTTGATCGTGAGTTAAAAAAAGTTCAGACCGCTATGATGGAAGACGATGTAATCCTGTATTTTTCTAGTTCTGAAAATTTTAGAAAGAAAATTTATACCGATTACAAGGGTCATCGAAACCGTAGGAAACCCCTAGGTTACAAACGCCTTGTCAACCATTGTAAAAAAAATTACAAGTTTGTCCTACGTGAAGGACTTGAAGCCGATGACTCCCTAGGAATAGACGCTACAAGATACCCTAGCACTGACAACATAATCGTAAGTCCAGACAAAGATCTACGTCAAATCCCAGGTGTCCTCTGGAATCTCACGGATGATGTAGAAGAAATTACTAAAGAGCAAGGAGATGATTGGCATTTAATCCAAACAATGGCAGGTGACCCCACAGATGGGTACTCTGGTTGCCCTGGAATAGGAGTCAAGAAAGCTACCGCAATAATAGAAAAGAAAGACTTTAAATGGGAATCCGTTTGTCAAACTTTTAGAGAGAGAGGGTTATCAGACGATGACGCTTTACTTAATGCTCGTTTAGCTAAGATCTTACAGTATAAAGATTACGATTTTAATACCGAAAAACCAATTCTCTGGAACCCTTAAAAATGTTAAATGATTTGTTTCCACACCCTTTGATAGCTAGGACTGGTAGAATAGATAGCTGGATAAAAAATCCAGACGGACGTTTACCTGTTAGCTGTACAGTATTTGTAGTCGATGATAGCATCGAGGGTGATAATGGAATAGAAGCTAGCTGGCGATTTGTCAGTCATGCACTAAGATATGGAGCAGGTGTAGCAGTACACCTCTCTAAAATTAGACCTAATGGTCACACTAATGCAAAAGGTTTAGTAGCCAGTGGCCCCGTGTCATTTGGTAAAGTATACTCTGCACTCAATGAAACAATACGTAGAGGTGGTGTATACAAAAATGGAGCGTGTGTCTTACATCTTGACCTAGACCATGCTGACATACTAGAGTTCATTACAACACCTAGAAGTGAACTACCTTGGGTTAAGAGATGTGTTGACCTTACACCTCAGATGTGGAAAGACACCCCTTACAAGAAAGAATTGTTAGAGGGTATCAAGTCTGGTGACATCTGGCTCAATAAAATTAAGTATCAATACAATGAAAGAATCTACTCAAACGTCTGTCTTGAAGTTTACCTGCCCTCACGAGGGACGTGCTTGTTACAGCATGTCAATCTCGCTGCCTGTAGTATCGGCAACATACAAGAGGGTTTCGTTACAGCTATGTCCGAATTGTGTGATCTCCATGCACGGACAGGTGTTGGAGAATCTGGAGAATACCTTGCCTCAGCACTTGACAGACAGGTGGGGCTTGGGATGCTCGGTCTTGCCAACCTCCTCCGAAGACACGGAGTAACATACAAAGAGTTTGGTGAAGCATTAGACAGAGTTAACTTTGGTCTTACACCACAAGAAGGTACTGCTGCTAAATTAGCGTTTGGTTTAAAACGTGGCATATTAGCAGCCTCAGATGTAGCACGTGAACATGGTATGGATAGAGCTTTTGCTATAGCTCCTACTGCCTCATGTAGTTACAACTCAAAAGATCTCGATGGGTTTACAGCCTGTCCTGAGATTGCACCACCGATAGCTCGAAGCGTTGACCGTGATAGCGGTACGTTTGGAGTTACATCATATGATTATGGCGAAGTTGAGATCGCCTCGGAAGTTGGCTGGGACGCATACAAGCGTGTAGCAGACGGCATAATGACAATGCTCAATAAAACGGGACTTCTTCACGGATACTCATTCAACTCTTGGAGTGATGTAGTAACCTATGACAATGCGTTCATTGAAGAGTGGCTGGACAGCCCCCAAACATCTTTATATTATTCCCTGCAAGTGATGGGCGATACACAAGATAAGTCCAGTGC